CTACGGCGATCTCAAGAACCACATTCTCCTTGCTCTCGGTGGCCGTCCCTCGACGGCTTCCGGGCAGACTGTCGCTGAACGGCAGGCGGAGATCGTGAACATTGCTGGCGAACACCTGTTCACCCACCCGTGGAAGTTTCGGGAGGCGACCGCTAACATCAGCACGGTTGCAGCGCAGCAGTATCTGGCCCTTCCTGCTGACTTCGCGGAACTGACCTCTGTCTGGAAGTCCAACCAGCCGATCTGGATCAGCACTCCGGACGAGGTGGAGACTGCCCGCATCACCTCGTTTCCCGATCTGACCTACCGCGTGTACGTCAAGACGGTGGTTCCCAGTGGTGACACGGCTGGGAGTTCTGTTGCGCAGTCCTATCAACTCCAGATTTACCCCACGCCGACTGGCGTTGATACGCTGAAGATCCTGTATCGAACGGGATGGTCATCGGTTACGAGCAACACCACGGTTACGACGATCATCCCGGTCCCGAAGCATGTGGAATCGACCATGATCGCCTACACGCGGGCGGTCGCGGAGGCGTACGAGGACGATGGTCTTCCGCAGCGTCTCGCAGAAATCGAGGCTGGCCCGATCTTCGGAGCAGCCAAGCAGAAGGACGGAATGGTCCAGAGCCATTTCGGCCAGTTGCAGCCAAATCGCTGGCGTAGCCCGTCCAACTGGGGACCGGGATTCGTCATTCTAAACCCCGTACAAAGCCCGACTTGAGGAATTCACCATGAGCCTGCTTGGACTTTCGCCCACCCTGACTGCTACCCGGACGCTTCCTGCTGCGTTGGAAGTCGGATTTCAGACGAACATCACGCTTCCCTCGACGCTGACGGTCAAGAACGCAACGACTACTACTCCGACTCCCCTTGCTGATGTGGTTGGAAATAGTTATGCGGGCAGCAGAATCGTCGTTGGTACGTCGATGAACTATGCCAAGATTCAGCCTTTCACCAGCGCAAGCGGCGGAAGCCTGACCATGCATGTCATTGGATGGAACAGGGGTCAGGATGGTTACTGGAGGCCGCAACTGTTCAACACTTGCACTGTGACCGCTGGGACTACGACCACGGTGATCAATGGATCAAACCTGTACGCCGGACTGACCTACAGCAAGACGCATGGTGACTGCAAGATTTACAGCGGGAATGCTGCCGCCGCGTACGGAGGTTTCATCTTGGTTGACCTCTGCGGTGCCGAACTTCTTGAAATCGCCATGTCTGCCTCCAGCACTCCGACCGCCAATGTCCTCATCGGGTTCATCTGATGCATCGTCGGAACCGAACATGGCCGCTCGACAACAGTCCGAATGACCGTTGCAGGCAACGGGTATTGGAAGTGTCGGGAAATCCAATTGATGGGACGGTTGTCAATTTCGGATACACGGCATGGGTGAACGAATATGTTGGACCGTGGTGGGCAAATCTCACGGGTGGTTCTGATGTCAAAAGTGAGGCAGCACAAGTTTCGATGAATGTGTTGCCATATTCGGCAACTATTTCGTTGCTGATTGTCTCCAGTTTCGACGGTGACTACGACGAACCTGTACTTTCATACGCCAAGAATCTTGGTGTAACAACGACTTATACCGCTCCGTTTAGTGTGGCAAAGACTGATTCGCTTTCCATTGGATTCACGCCACCAGATCAACTCGGTAATGGTCTTGGATCCATCGTTGTCTATGCGGATGGAAACATTATCAGTACGATCCCATACGAATGGACTGCCCCGTAATAACTGATTCTAGGACCACACGATCATGTCTATGATTGTTTCAACATTCTCGCAGGGAACGCTTGGTCTTCAGCCGCGCTCTGTGATTGTAAAGGCGCAAAACGCCGAAATGTCCACGACGATTGCCACTGGCGATCTGGTTCGATTCGACCTGACGCAGCCATCCAGTTCTCCGGGCAATGGAAGTGCGCTTCCGACCGCTGCGTCAAATTCCAAATTCGCAAACGTCAAGGTTGGTCCGTTTACTGGAACGGATGCTGGCGGAATTTACGGTGTTGCCCAAGAAGACATCCGCGCTGGCCGAACTGGGTACATCATGGTCGTTGGAGTTACCAACGTCAAATGCTCTTCGCTGACCTATGTTGCTGGGGAAATTGTCGGAACGAGTTCCAATGCAGCAACGGTTACAAATTCAAATCCGGTTGCCAAGGTTGGAACGGTGTTGTCCAGCAGCGGTAGCGCGGTCACATCCATCCAAATCATGCTTGACGGCAGTTTGACGCTTGCCTGAACCAATCAAACGAAAGAACCAGAATGTCATACATCGTTTCTGCATCTAATCAGGGAACTCTCGGAGTCCAGCCAGCAACCGTTGATGTCCCCGTGCGAAATGCCGGAGCCGTCGATGCCATCGAAATTGGTGATCTCGTCCGCTTTGATATGACGCAGGCATCGTCGATTCCCGGACAGGGGTCGGCAGCAAATGGATCCGCGTCGAATTCCAAGTTCGCCAATGTCGTGCGTGAGGCAGCGGCATCTATTGCCACTGCATTCGGCATCTACGGGGTCGCCCTTGATCGCATCAGTGTTGGCAAGATTGGAAAGGTTCGTGTGGTTGGCATTGCCACCGTCAAGTGTGCGCAATCCACCTACACCGCCGGAGAAACAGTTGGCATCCCCGCAGTTCCGATTGCGGCAACGGTAGCGAATTCCGGCGTACAGATTGGTCTTGGAACCGTGTTGACTTCCGGATCCAATCTTACTAGCGTCGAAGTGATCTTCGATGGTTCGTTCGGAATGCTCACCAAGAGTGGTGTGTCCGGAAATGGTCCGCTCGTCTATGGATCGACGAAGGCTGCATCGTTCCTTCGCGATGCGCAGGCCGGAACTGATTCAATCGATGTGATTGTGATTGGAGACAGCAACAGCGGATCTGCTTTGCTCGGTGCTTGGGGATACTACGCTGGAATTTCTCAAGGTTTGTCTACGCTTGGAATTCCCTGCTATGGAACGAATCTGGCTCCATTTGTTGATCGCAGTCGAACTGGTCAGGCTCGTTTCTATGGGACATGGAATTCAACGTCAACGACGATTGCCAAGAGTTCCAACTATGTGTCTGGCCTGACTGCTTCGGTGTTTACTCCAGATGCACTTGCAACGCCATATAGCGTCTGGAATTTCAACACTCCGAAGGTCAGTTACGGTTCTAGCACCGATTATCAAACTGTCAGTGGAACCATTTCCATTACTGGTACTGCTGGTGAATTCAGCACTACAGTGGCTGCTCAATTTCAGGTTGGTCAGGTAGTTACTATTTCCGGAACCTTGAGTGGAGCCACCATCACTGGATACACGAATCCCGGTGCTGGAACTCCGCAATTCTATTACGTCATTGCGACTAACGGAACGACCACGTTCCAGTTGTCTAACACTCGTGGTGGAGTTCCAGTCGTAACTACTGCTGGAACGACGAGCGGCCTGACTTTGAAGACGGGAGCGGATTATGACGATTGGCTGTTCATTCCTGCTTCCGCAACTTCCTTGTATCAGAACAATGGAATTTCAGTTGATATGAACCATCCTCTGGCTGCAAATGGAGTGGAACAGAAACTGCGAGTGAGGTATGGAAAGGTCAATGCAGCCAATGGCCGCTTCATCCCTAATGTCAATTCCGCTGGTTCAGTAAATTCACTTACGAGATTGGTGAATGGCGGCACAGGAACGACCAATGCTGTATCAATGCAACTTGGAGCGGGAGAAACTGCTCCTACCTCGTTTGTGAGTGAAACTACATTCACCGCAAACGGCAAGGGGCATAGTGCATCGGCAATTGGATATAACACCAATGGTACTGAATTTTCTCAAGGACCGGGTGTGCTGCTATGCCAGTCGCTGTATCGAGTGCAAAAGGGATTTGCAGTTCACACTCATGCCTATCAGTCTGGTGAAACCAGCACTGACATTTCTAACGTGCTTACCCAAGCACCGAACTCTTCGTTGCGTGTTTGGCTGCAAGAAATTCGTGAGCGTCAGATCGCTGCTGGTGGAACTGGCAGGGTCATGCTGTTCATGCATTCGGGAATCAACGGCGCAGACACTACGTCAACGTGGACTGCCGCTCATACTTCGACATGGTCAAAGTACAAGGCTGTCTGGCAAGAACTCGGTTACAGCCTGAATGATTTGGCGATTGTGTCGATGGTTGGTGTACAGCGAAACAGCGCAGACACGAGCGGAAATGGTGCTGATCTGGTGGCTGTCCGTGCAGCAGCCAACCAGATGGTTGTTTCCAATCCTGATATGTGCGTAGTTGACATCAAGAAGGCGATTCCCTTTGCCGCGATGTTGTACGGAACTGGAGCGGCTTCTTACTATCAGAATTACCTCAATAACCCTAATGTCGCATCCGATATCACGGTTCACCTGTCTGGCGGATACGCAAATCAGCCATCTGCGCAGGTGGCTACCGTGACTTCGTCCACTGGTATCACGCTGACTGGAACAACCGCAGTTACAGCAGATGGATATTGGACGGGAAGCCGAATTGCTATTAGTACAGTTGGCATTGCAGTGACCGCCATAGCAGATACGAGCGGCAATTTCACTTGCACTACGCAGGCTGGAAATCTTGTTGTTGGTCAGGCAATTGTGATCAGTGGAACTGCCAGTTCTGGGGGAATCACTGGGTACACCGCTCCCGGCCCGACCACCTATTACATCAGGGCGACCAACGGAACGACCACGTTCCAGTTGTCTGCAACATTCAATGGCAGCGCGATTACAACTACTGCTGGAACTGGCGCAGGATTGACGTTTGCATACACTGGTCCATCTGCATATCAGGACACTTGGATCACTGCTTATGCAGGTGGTACAAAGATCGCAACTGTCGCACAGTGGCCCGGAAATCAGCCAGCCACTGGTTCAAACGTCACCTACACGCTGACGAAGAGATGTCCATCGGATGGCTACACGGCTGTCAGCCATGTGCTTCTTACGTCCATTCTGTCTGAACTGTGAGTGATCCGATGACAATTGAAAACACGAATATCAAGGTCAGCCTGTCCACTGCCAACTGGATCGCCATCGTGGCGATTGCGCTGACCTTGCTTGGGATGTTGATCCCTGCGTACATCAACCACGACCGCCTGCTGATGCAGGTCGTGACCAATCAGGACAGCATCAGCAAGCGTCTCGACAAGATTGAGGCGCAACTTGAAAGGAAAGAACGATGAGCGATCTGCTGAAGAATTCGTCTTGGAAGACCACTGGTGCTGGCATTGCTGCCATTCTCGTGGCCGTTGGCGCATGCCTGACCGCCCTGACTGACAACAACCCTGTGACCGTCCCTGACTGGGGTTCGCTTGCTGCCGCCGTGCTGGCTGGCGTGGGCCTGATCTTTGCCAAGGACAACAAGAAGGCGGAGTGATGTATGACCTTGTCAGAGCAGTCATCATGTCCCTGTTGCAGTGGCTGCAAGGGGTCGCTACGGGACGAGGTCAAGGTACAGATGCTCCTGCTGATCGCGGTCTTCTTGGCCGTGCTGGCTCTCGCATTCACGACTGGCTGCACAAGGACGGTGCTGGTAAGCGAGTCCAGCCCGATCAGGACCGGACCTGATGTGCATGGGAAGGTGTATGTGAAACAGGACGATGGGTGGAAACTGGGTGACAACGAGGTTCGGATTCCCGAAGGTTGGTACTGCGTACCACCTTCGTTCGTAGAGGAGCAGCGGTAATGGCTATCAAGTTGCAGGTTCGTCGCGATACGTTGACTAACTGGACCGCGAACCAGACCGTTGTCTTGCTTGAAGGCGAGATCGGATATGTCACCGATACGCGCAACATGAAGATTGGCGATGGTACGACCCAGTGGCAGTTTCTCAAGTATCAGGCTCCGTTCTATACCGGAACAAACAGCAGCCTCGCCACTACCACGCTTTCGGTAGACCAGTCCAACAACCGCGTTGGCATTGGAACTATTGCTCCAGCAGAAGCATTGGGTGTTGTTGGCAAGGTCTATGTGGGCAATCAGGCCAGCACTGGAACGAGTGGAACACTTGGTCTGATTTCCACTGGAGGTCTGAATTACATCCAAAGCGGAGAGAACACCAGCGGAACTTCCGCCGCTCCATTGATCATTGGTGCTATCGGAGGTGGAACAAACTGGCTGCGCGTGACCAGTGGTGGCGTTGGCATTGGTGTCACCGCAAGCCCGTCAAATACGCTCAACATCGAATCTGCCACTCCTACGATTCGTCTCAAGGACACGACCAACGCCAACACGGCACATTGCCTCATCGACGCAAACGGAGATGACGGATCAATCATTATTGCTGCTGACCCGACTGCACAGGGCGCGGCAGCGTCTACGGTGTCCCTGTCTGTCGATAACACTACGAGGCTTCAGGCGACCACTACTGGTGTTGCTATCACGGGAACCACTACGTCGAGCGGGTTGATTACCGCCAGTGCTGGACTCACTGTCCCAACTGGTCAGGCTCTGACGGTTGCCGGGACCGGAACCGTGTCGGTCCCAGCCGGAAGCATTACTGGCGCAGCAATTACCACCAATACGCTTGCTCCATCAAAGATCAGCAACATGGCTGCTGCTGGAGTTCTTGGCGCGACCGCTGCTGGAGCAGTTACTGAACTTACAACTGGATCTGGTGGAACCGCGAAAACTGCGCTTGGACTTGGAAGTGCTGCATATACAAATGGAACTGACTTCATATGTGCATTGAATCAGGTCGGCCAAATTGCGTTTGTCTCTTTCCTAGATAGTGGATCTGGAACCGATGCAGGTGTATATACAGGAGTTACATCATCGTCTACAACCGGGCCGAGTGGTGGTAGCAATACGAGTGCGCCAACGTATGTAAGTTTTGGTGGAACTACAACGTGGTCAAAGCCGGGAAGTGGAGTGAGATACGTTCGGCCAAGTCAAGGAACATGGACTTGTATTCAAACCAATAATTCGACTGCAAGTTCCAATACCGTGTTGAGCATGATCTGTATTAGGACTTCCTGATGCCCTACGTTCCAGTCGCTCTTCCTTACGGCGGAATCAACATCGACAGCGGTTATTCCTCGCTGCCTGCTGGTTTCACATCGGACTGCATCAACATCATGCCGTTCGACCCGTACAAGGGAAAGTTGCGGCTTGGTCAGCGGCGGGCATTGTGCGGCGCGTTTGAGTTCAACGATACGACCCCATCTGTCATCACTCGCAAAGTCCAGACAATCGTTCGCGCTGATGCGTATGTCAGTGGCGTTCTGCTTCAGCGGTGCATTGTCGTTGCCGGGGGCGAGGTGTTTATCATCGACCCCGGAACCTTGACTCCTTACAAGGCTTCCTATGCGGCATCGACATCAAAGTTGAAGTCCACTGGCAACGTGTCCGTAGCAGTTGTCGGTGAATATGCGTACTTTGCTGATGGCGAAAAGTATCGCCGGATGAAGATCACGCTGGCGACTCCCACCGTTGAATTCTGGGGTACAACGCTATCGAACGTCACTGTCAACAACACGACCGGGCATTTCAGATGCACTGCCACCAACTTGGCTGTTGGTGATGCCATTGCAGTGACTGGAGCATTTCCTGCTGGCGGTGGAAATATCACTGGATATGTAAATCAGGAAATGTTCTACGTCAAAGCAATCACTACGACTCCATACGAATTTGTGTTGACAAGAGATCCGGATACTGCTTCCGGAGCGCATATATCAACGACTCTGACTAGTGGTAATGGAAGTACCACTGGAGTCAGTTTCATTATCAGCGGTCCAGAGATGACCGTCAAGCCATCTACCATTAGTGTTGGTTCGGTTGGTGCGGAATCAGGCGCACGGGCTGGGCTGCTGGTTCGATTCGGTGGACGCTTGGCATTGAGCGGACTGGAATCGTCATCGAACAACTGGTTCTTGAGTGAGTTGAACGATCCGAATAATTGGCTTCCCGGAGCGACATCGAATACCGCTGTCGCAGGATCATTGTCAACGAAGTACGGCGTTCCGGGTGAACCGATTACTGCGTTGATTCCGATAGGTGAAAGTGGATTGTTGATGGCTGGTAGTCATACGATGACTTACCTCAACGCAGATCCAGTTGTTACTGACGCGAGGATGATCGAGTTGTCTCGATCTGTTGGAATCGTCAGTGCGCGGGCATGGTGTGCAAGCGATTCGCAGACCATCTATGTGATGGCGCAGGATGGCTTGTATCGCGTTCAGCCAAACGACTATCAGATCACCAAGAGCAATCGAATCACTACTGCTCGACTTGACACTTACTTTCAGCAGCAGAAGTTCGACCAGTTGAATTGTGTCCTTGGCTACGATGCCGAAGGACAGAACGTCTATTGCATGATGTCGCGCATTGACTTGCCGAACAGCAGCGTTCATATTGTCTACAATCAGGCGACAAATTCATTCTGGCCCATCAAGACTGCGTGGCCCTCGTTCCAAGCACCTACCTGCTGTGGCGACTTCCCATTTGGAGATGCCCGCGCACCCATCCTTGCGTTTGGAAGCACCAACGGTTTCATTGGGTGGTTTGATCGCGACCTGACATCTGGTATCGATGGTCAGGCTGCTACTGGGTACAAGACCGCAACGGTGTTTGATCCGACTGCGGAGGATGCCGCCAATCAGCGTGTGGTCAGCAAACTGTTGTTTGGCCCGGTGCTGTCGCAGGAAGTAGCACAGGTGATGGTCAAGGATGTCAGGATTGAACTGACGATGGACCAGCCTGCGGAGAAACTGATTTACCAACCAGTTGTATCTGGTCCATTTCTGTACGCACTTGCAGGACAGACGGCAGAAGAAGCGGTTGGCGAGAACATCATTTCGGTGTCAGTTCAGTTCGACCCTGATTATCCGATGTTGACGCTCGACGCTGGATTTGCTGCGCCGTTCACTCCAGATAGCACACAGATTTGTGGAGATGCGGCTGGAACTTCTCCTGCTGGTGCATATGCGATTGACCTGTTTGGCGCAGCACAACTTGCTCCGCAAACGTACACCACTGCTGATGCGCTGATTACTGACCCACTTGCTCGTACTTACGACTATTCGTCTCTTGAGGTTTACAACGAAGGTACAGCCACTCCTAACTGGGTGATTCGCGATACGGTTGGTACTTACAAGACGTTGATGAGGCGTGACCCTACGCTTCCAGATACATCTGCTGATACTCCCGGTGGAACGTATCGGTATGAACCGCAAGCATTCAGGGATTACCCCGGAACTACTTTGCCAACGCCATTGGTTTCGCCTCGTACAGTTGTAAGCAGCGCGTCTTATGACAATACGAATCAGACGCTGCTCGGTACGTTGACATACGGCCGAAACGACTCCCAGCGGTGCAGGATCAACGATCAGGCGGTGTACATGCGCATCGAAAGTCTCGGTGTCCCGTGGGCGATTGAGCGCATGTCCGTGTTGGTCGAAGCAACGAAGTTCAACAGGAACGTGAAAGGAACTTACTAATGGGCCTTTTCGATGGTTTGTTTGGTGGTGGTGGCGGCGGACTCAAGAAGCCTCTCCGGAAGATGGAGGCTGATTATGCGGTGTTGCGTGGTGAACAGGAAAGCGCATTTGCCAAGTTTGCAAACCAGTTCACTATGGAACGCGCCAACAACGCTGACGTTTATTCCAAGTCGTACAACGAGGCCATCGGCAAATACAGCGACTTGATGGCCCAGAGCCGTCAGGCGTTTCAGGCTGCTGGAGCCAAGGCGTACGAGACGCTTGCGTCCGGTCGCGATGCCACGCTCCAGTTGCTCCAGCAGGAGACTAATAAGGCTGTCGGTCGCCAGACGCTGTCTGGCATGCTGACTGGCCTGTCGAACACCACGTTCGGTCAGAACGCTATCAACGCCGTCTCCACGCAGGGTGCGCTTCAGGCCGCTGCCGTCAAGGAGCAGTACGCCCAGACGCTTGCCAACGCCCAGATGGCACAGGCAACCGCCCTTGCTGGCATGGAGCAGAACACTGCCCAGAGCCTGTTTGGTGCTGGACTCAACGCTGCCACGGCACAGGCAAACATCTACAACCAGTACACGATGGGCAACCTTCAGGCGCAGCAGGCTGGAATCAATGTCAGCCGTGCGCTTGGCGAAGCACCGATTACTTCGCGATTCAATGCCAAGGTTGGTCAGGCGGCAGCGCAACAGCAGTCGCAGAGCGCAATCGGTGGCGCACTTATTGGTGCGGCTGGTGGTGTCATCGGTGGAATCATGGGTGGACCAGTTGGAGCGATGGCTGGCGCAAGTCTTGGTTCCGCAATCGCAAAGTAAGGAACAATTATGAGCATCTTTGGAAATGCATCGATGATGGCTGCGCAGGCAAACATGCCTGTGCTTGCCAATGCCGCTATGGGAACCAAGGCGCAGTTGAAGCCGACCGGATGGGATGGCTTCCTGTCTGGTGCGCTTCGGGCGGCAGGCAATTTTGGCGTTGGATTTGCCTCTGGTGTTGCGGCCTATGACCCACGGAATCCGGCATCTTCTATTG